CTTGTCATTGGTCGTGATCATATTGTAGTAGTACATCATTTCGATTGCAGGACTGGTTACCCCGAAATCAAAGGTACCAATCGCGGCCTTGATGCCTTTCGCGGCTGAGTTCATCAGCATGGACAGGCCGGATGCAGTACTACCCGCACCACTTACCTTGTCGTTGCCGTGGCTGTAACGCGGGATACTGGTCGCATCGTCGGCTTTTTGCTCAAACCGGTCATAGACGGTCAGCAATTCATTCGCATTGGAGTCAGGCTGGAAAAATTGCAGGGCTGAGCCACCGCCCATTTCACTACCCTTGGTCTGCCAGACCTTCCATGGGTAGATTTCAAGTGCGTTCTCCAGCGGGGAAAGGCGCTCGTAGTTCACTTCCAGCATAGGGCCGGACGCCATACCCATGTTGTTGACCAGTGCGCGGGCGGTCGCGTTACAGAACTCCTGAATATCATTCATCAGGTATCTGATCGAGTTACCCCAGAACGCACCCGGTATCGGGTCATAACAAGCCTTGTGGTAAGGTCGGCGTGCCAGTGGATCGTTATTCAGGGTTGCCCGGATAATGTAGCGTCCAATCAGGATCGCATCGATCTGGTACTCGGCTTCGGTGTCTTCAACTTCGATACCCCACTCCAGCAGGTCTGACCCCTGTACCGGCCCCCAGTAATGAAGTCCGTCGATCAGTCCGTTCTTGCCGTCACGCCACCAGTGGAAGTGGTTCTCGTTTTCGTTACGCTCGGTATCGTTCCACAGCCATTGGCGCAGACCGGTCTTGTACTCAACCAGAACATTCCTGATTTCTTCATCTTTGTAGCCGGGTACACCGATCATGTTGTACAGCTCACCGCGCTCGAAGCGTATATGCTCGATCAGGTGGCCGTCATTAACATTGTTCGCTTCAGGGCTTGGATAAATATCAAACGGGCTGACACGAATGAACTCTGGCTGCAATTCCTTGGTGATTTTGGGCTTCATGGAGCCGAAATTCTGCTTCCACTTCAGGGTCGTGCGATTTTTCAGAAACGGGCCTTTCAGGATGCAGGCACTAAACGTACAAAAATCATCGATCAGTTCATTCATGGTACCGGCGAACTTGCTCTCAGCAAGCTGGTCGGTAATCTTGCGCTCCATTTTCTGGGCCGATAGCTTGGCCTGCTCATTCATTTCAAGCGCCAGATATTCCTGCAACTGTAAAAATTCCAGCTCGCCGCCGCCAGCAGCCTCTACCCGCTCGGATACCAGCTTGACCGCCCATGGTGGTAGTTCGGGCAGGGGTGTTGGCTCGATACCCCACGCCTTGCCATCTTCAGGCAGGGCAATATCCTTGATCCAGTTAGCTGCGGCCCGCTGCTTGGTAGCCGTGATGAACATGTAGATTTCACTGCCGCCCTGATTCCGAATAGCCTGTAATTTTACCGGGTGATACTCACCGTTACGCGCACGAAGGTCTTCAAGCAATCCTTCCTCGATGCGTAGTTTTGCATTGCGGTTAATTTCCCAGTGGTGCTGGATGTGTCGCGTAAGCTGCGATTGTGTCAGCTCTTCCAGCTCTTCGGGTAGTTCGTTGTCGAGCGGTAGATCAGCACCGGGGATGACCCGAACCAGCCCAAAGGATTGTCTTGCGGATGATTGAGCCATGTTAGTGTCCTACTACGATTCGTCGTTGATTGAAGGCGTGTTCTTCCATCGCCTCGTTGATCGCGCTGATATCATCAAACAAGGTATCAAGGTAGTGCTTGTCGGCCAGCATTTTCATGACATCGATATCAACCTGTATTTCCTGCTCATTGAAGCAGGTGATAATAATAAGTATGTGCCCCTCGGACTTTCGCCCCTCCTTGCCTTTGAGCGCCCTGACAGACAGGACAAGGCCGGACAGCTTCGACTTGATGCCGTCGATCACGGGCTGCACATTAACATCAACCATGCGAACCATTATGTCCACCCGGCGGCAGTTACCCGTCTTGCAGGCCGGGGTTGTGCCTTGACGATATGCAGGCCATGCCGCAGTCGCGCACACAGGTATTGCAGCGCATCATGCGGGTGCGAGAACTTGTTCTTGGCGGGCTGCTCCTTAAAGCGTTCCTCACCGACCACCTGTACCCGCTCATACTTGTAACCACCATTGAACCCTTTACGCAGGTTCCGGCAACTGGGATCGATTATAAAGCTCGGCTGACCCTCGCGATCCATCCCCTTCATATAGTATCGTACCCCGTCGAGCCGTGCGATGACTTCATTGGATTCATCCGGGGCCGACACGGTAGTGATCCCTTCCTGTGCGAGAATGTCCATACAGGAATTAGCCTCGGTCTGGGTTCGCTGCTTACCAGCCGGGTCGCCCACCGATACCATCTGCATACCGCTGTACTTGTTGGTCAGGTCTGGTTTGACGATATCTCGGGCAAATTCTCGGATACCCATGTCTTCAGTACACCATTCTTGGACAATTCTAAGTTGACCGTGGGGGGATAATTGGCCCGCAATACAGGATGGCGTAAGTCCGTAATCCCAACCGATATATAAGGGCACGCCTTTATATAGTTCAAGCGGTTCTTTCGAGCAATGGATGTCATCGTTGTACTCCCCGTAAACCGGTTTGCCATCATGAATAGACCCATACAGGCCCAGAATATAAACTGAAATCCAGTCTTTATCCTTACCAAATACCTGTCGTAGCCAGTACTCAAAACCCAGTGGCTGGTTGATTACGTTCTCAGCTTCGGGGTTTGGTACATACCTGCCATCTTCTTTTTCGATCAGGGCCGGTGGCTGGTGAAAAAAATCATAGCCCTGTGGTAGCTTCTCTTCAGCCAGACTGTAATACCAGTGATCGTCGTCCGGCGGATTCGTGTCCATAATGATTCCTGACCACGTAGGCCCGCCGTTTCGCTTGGCCGGGTATCTGCCGACACGTCCTGTAGCACCGTCCAAGATTTGTTTCGGTATTTCGCGTACTTCATTCAACCATGCTCCGGTCAGTTCCAGTGACAGTAGTTTCTTCACGTCACCGGGTTTGTCAAGGGCCAGAAACATGATCTCCATTTCAACTATGGTTCCGTCAGGTAAAGGGACTGTCAGGTAGCCGGTGATCGGCGGTGCCCAGTTGATTCGACAGATTTCACTCGGAAACCAGTCTTCAAAGGTCTTGATGGTGGTTGATTTTAATTCGGGGTAGGTGTTTCTGATTGCAGCCCATCTGGACTTGCGAATAAACCGGTTACCGTACTGGTGTGGTTCCTGTGCCACCGACTTGGCATACATTTCAATCGTGCAGGCTACGGATTTCCCAGAGCCGATTGGCCCCATGATACCGCGCACGAAGTTATCGCTTGCGTGAAATTTGGAAGCTGTTGGCTCCGCCTTGTAATCAATTTGAACCGACACGCTTGAACTCCCCCTCGATAACTGGTTTGTCGTTGCCGAGATCGATATTCATCACCACGTTCATTGCCGCCGCATCCACTTTCTCGGAGAACATCTTCATATGCTTGCCGATCAGTTCAAGGGCGCGGGTAGCGCCCGAAGCGTCGAATTTTGCGTATACGGGTACCGCCTCTTTATCACCTTCATCATTATCGCGTTCCCACTTCCAGACAGGTTCCGCTTCCATGCAACGGTCATGGATATCCCGCAGCCGTGCAATCACCCAGTCCTGATCCATTTCCATGCGTTTCTCACGCGCTTCCATCAGGGTGAATATGTAGGCACGTACTTCGGTCTTCTCCAGAAGGCGGCTGGCCTGAATCGTGGCACTTGCTTTCTTGATATCCGGGTTCAGTTTCCAGTAGGCCGCTGTTGCGTCCATTTTTGGATCAGACACCAGAAAATGACAGAAGTTATGCTGGGCTGGTGGTAGCCCGCTCTTGGTTGCGACAACAAGTTTCATCAATAGCTACCTGCTCCGTTTCCTACACCCCCGACACTGCCACCCGTGGAACCGGGGGTGTCGGATACACGGTTGTTCCGGCCTAATCGCTTGGATGACATCAGTTTTCGGGAGTTCACGCTACGCCCGTTCACGGTCTTCATCGAGCGATGACCGATATACCCCTGACCCGAAGGCTCACCATGCGTGGGTGAATTAGAGTATAAAGTCGCGCTCACTTGGCGCTCCCGGTTTGCCGGATACCCCCACCTAACTGCTGGTCTGACATCAGAACGGCTTTCGAGTCATCCTGCTTCATGCGGGTCTTGAAATAAGGCATCACCTTGGCTTGCAGGAGCTTCTTGATCCCGCCTGCTCCACCCCAGCGTCTGGAATAGGTTTTACCACCGAACTCCGGTGTCTTCGTAGGTACATTGGAACTCATATCAACTCCCGGCCTTTTTCTTGGCCTTGGCTTTCTTAGCCTGTAAGTCGGCCCGAATCTTTTCAGCTTGGGCGCGTGTTAAGGTGTCCTGTGAGGGTCTGAGCAACGGGTTGGAACCAGCCTTGTACAACGGCTTGTTTGATGTCTTCGCAGGGGTAGCAGGGGCTGTTTGTTTCTTCACACTCGTAGCCGCTACCTTGTCGCGGTTCTTCAGCTTGTCAACCAGTGTCCCTTTATCCGGGGTGAAGAAATCCTTGACCGCTGTTTTGGCACTGTCGTAGGCATCCGTAACAGTATCCACAATCCCTACCCGTTTAGGACTTTTTGCTTTTGCCATACGCCTGCTCCAGTTTCTTCGCAAAGGCAACACGGCGGCTCTTCCGAGCTACCGCATTGTTCCTCGCTGCACGTTGAACAAGCTTTCGCTTGCGGCCGTCCATCCCCTACTTCTTATGGGTTTGGAACTGCGTAGCAGACTTGGGCGATTTACCGCCTTTGGTCGCAGGGCCGTAAGCCTTCATCGGAGAAGTCTTCGTACCGATCTTGGCGTTGCCGTGACTACCGGAAGTTTTGTGACCTGAGCCACTATTTCTTTTACCGTACATATCATCATCCTCTTGTATCGACCCGAAGGCCCATGTGATTCATAATACTTCAGGGCGGTATTGCCCTTACCGGATTATATACACAGGTTATCAACATGCAAGTAAAGCTGATTGTCACCGGGTAGTGACAAAAGAATCCAAGTATAGGAAAAAACTATATCAGGGCACCCTACTATAGATCACCCCAATAATGTCACCATCCAGTGACAAAGGGTAATACCAATAACAAAGGATTCTACTATAGGAAAAAACTATGTGAGAATTTGGAAAACCCCTAAAAAATGTGTTACCTTGGTCAAGGAACACACGGGGGAAACCAATAAGAATACTCCTGTAGTCTTTCAGGGGAATACCCCAGTAGTCATCCCGGTTCACCCTAACTTCGCTTCACAGCGCTTCACAAAACCATGCCATGAGCAGTAGGCTCAGCCATAGGCAGTATGACTAGCACCTTCAAGGGATCGCTAAAGCGCTTACCAGCAAAAAATTATAAGTAGCCTAGCGTGCATGGGGAGAGGGTATTATAGCTCCCCCCGCGCTGGGACTGGATTTCAGGCGGGTGGGGTCGGGCAAATGATTCCGGTTCCATCTTCGTTTATTCCCGTGTGGTTCCATCGGTCTGCCGGTCTGGTTGCCGTGCCGCTCTCGGTCTGCCCGTGTTCATCATCGGTCTGCTCGTCAACTGATCCGCAATCACTCTTCCAGTCTGCCGGGTATGCTGGTCTGCTCTATATAGGGAATACAGGCTTATTGCTGGATTAGCTTCGGACTGCTCTCATTTCGGCTTCGTGTACGCTCTTCTAAGCCACGATCTCATACACAGGTATACATTGGTATGCCTGATAATTGGATCGCTTAGGATGGATCGGTATATGGTAAGTCCTTGTTTATAAAGGCTTTGTATAATTAGTGTAATGATTAACTTGACAAGTGTAGCATATGGTTTATACTTGTAGGAAGTCAGGCAGTGCATGGAAGGCACACCATCCCCACCGGAACACTTGACTACTAGCGAATAGAGAACGCTGGGTTAATTAGGAGCTAAACGAATGACTACACTCAAATACATTGCCCTACTTTTTATCGGGTACACTGGCACTCAGTTATATATGTTCATCGACTCTATCCTTGTTCGGTTCGGAGGGTAAACGATATGAGCATAATCAATTCCAACAAGTCCTGCATCATTGACGACCGACCTACTACCAAGTCAATTACCCTGACATTCCATTCCGATAGCGGTCACGGGTGGCTGGCTGTACCTGTAGACATGCTGCGTGAGTTACACGTCGATCAGGACATCAGCATCTATTCTTACCTGCAAGCTGGCATTGCCTACCTTGAAGAGGACTGCGATCTTTCCACTTT